ATCAGCGCGCGTGCCTCGTCCCATTCCTGCCCGGTGACGCCGCGCGACACGGCGAACGTGTATGCATCCAGCTTATCACACAGGTGCAGCATTTGTTCTTCCTTGGCAGTAAGCGTCCAATCCAGACCCATGGATAAAAGCACTTCCCGCTCTGCAATGGCATAGGCATCTGCAAGCTCTGGAAACCGCGCCTTGGCTGGCGCTGGCATATCGCCAAGAACCCGCTCGGCTTCGTCGTGGTTGCGGGCTGCAAGTAGCAGGTCGCTGCCGATCAGCGGGTGGCCCATATGCGCGGCGAGTGAGTGGCACAGGGTGGCAACGCGCTGCTGGTGCGCGTCGATGGTGTCACCACCATTGCGCAGGCGAGGATCGGCGTTTGCGTGCCAGCGGTTTACTGTTGAAGTTATGTTGGTCATAGATCACCCCCAAACGCTGCCATAAACGCTGCCATGGTTGCGGCTCGGTGATGGGTGTTGGCGGCGGCTTTGGCTGCATCTTCGTCAGCGTGCATCTGGACGGGGTTGAGCGGTAGAGGCAGCGTCAACATACCCCTCACAACTTTATAATCACCGAACGGCGTTTCAGCGCGCCAAACGCCATAACTGTCACCCCATACCAACGGCGCAATCATATCGGGCAGTTTTGCGATGATTTCTTCGACGGCTTCGTGAATCCGTTGTCCGTTTCCACCGTCGTGGCAGTTGTCCCAAATAATATCTTCGATGCGATCTCTCATGTCAGGCGCTCCATGCGGATCGTGGCGCAGTCAGGCTCGCCGTTGATGGTGTCAAAGGTGATGCGGTGGGTGTCAAGGGCTTGACTATTTTTTTTAGCAAAATACCAGCCGTTAACTTTATAACCAGTCATCGTCACCGTTTCGCGCTTTGGCTCCGGCTTGATGCGGTATGCTAATTGGTTGAAAAACAGTGCATCAACTGTTTCCCATGCACCGCCATATGACCTCTGGATAACCTTCCCTTCATGCCTCGCCAGCAACAGCGCGCCCTTTTCCTCCGGCGTCATGTCTGCCCATTTTGTGGGTGTGTCTTGATGTGTCATTGTGTGATCTCCTATCACTGCTCCCTGATAATGCGCGCGGCGGTCGGGGGAGTTTCCGATGTTTGGTAATGAGCCTAGCCGCGCTTTGTTATATTGGCGTTTTTTGCCAATTATTGCAAGGCCTTATTGCCGCTTGCCTTGCTGTGATGGCGTCCAAGGTATGCCGTTTCTAATGATAAATCTGTTGAGGTGGCTTAGCGGGATGACCATCTTTTTCGCAGCCTGTGTTTGTGTCAGGCCAGCATCACGCAATGATGCCAGCGCCTCGGCTTTTTCCATTGCGTGACGGTCCGTCATTTCCTGCCAAGTTTCCATCAGATGCGCCATTCAGGGGCGAACGGGATTTCTTCCCCCAGATCTCGCCCGCTGTTTGGGTTTCCGCCGCCTTGGTCTGGCGCGTCATAATTGCCGCCGGATTGCTGAGACGAGCCGCCGCCTGAATTGCCGCCCTGCAACTTCACATCGTTGACGTTCACGGTCAGATAGGTTTTGCCATCATGTTCGCGGGTTGACAGTTCACCGCTTACTGTAACCTTTTCGCCCTTGCGGATAAATTCCGACACTTTTACGCCGCGATTCCCCCACCAGTTGCAATCAAACCAGATCGTGCGTTTTTTGTCGCCAAACCCGTCGTCAACGGCAACGGTCCATCCAGTGACTTGGCTTTGCCCTGCATTGCGCACTTCTGCGTCTTTGCCAATGTTTCCGGCAATTGTGATAATTTTCATGTTATTTTCCTGTTATCTTTTGGTCCATCAAATACAGCGCGATACACACGATCATATTGCTGTTTGGCATCGCCAAGAATATCTTGGCGAACGTCTGCTTCGGTTACGTCCGCAAACTCTGCTGCAAGGCTATTTCGCTCTACCAAGGCACCCTCCCCGAACTCTACGTTTTTAACAGCAACGCCAACGATTTGAAAGTTGTCTGGCAAAACGTCCTGCAATTCTGACATGTAGGCCTTTACAAGACCCTCCCACTCATAGGCCATTCTCAGTCTCCCCCATTCAATGCTTGCTCGTACATTTCAAGCACGGCTTCTTCCTCGGACAAGTCTGCCGCATCACGCTTCCGGCGGGCAATGACCTTGCGCATCACTTTGCCATCGTAGCCTCGCCCGGTCGCCTCAGTAAACACTTCCTTGATGCTTTCTGCGAGATCCTTGCGCTCGGCGTCAAGACGCTCGATCCGTTCCACGAACTGGCGCAAATCATCGGCAGTGACTTTGTAGGTTGTATCGCTCATTGGTCTGTCTCCTTGGGTTTATCGTTAAATCGTTTCGGTGCATATCCAGCGTTTGACAGTATCGCCGCAGCTTCTTCCGGCGTGGCCCGCTGGCGCTCGATCTGCGGGGCTGGTGCAGGGGGGTTGCGATTCACCTCGGCCTTTCCGCGCATCATCTTTAAGATGCCGAGAATGTGGCCGGGGTTTGGCTTGCGGCTTGGGGTTTCGTTCCGCCACTTGCGCAGGGCGTAAAGGATCTGCTCTTGCGTCCAGTCCTCAAGAGTGTCGGCCCAGTCTGCAAGGATGCCAGCCTTTACATTCTCCGGCGGGCGGTCCTTCCAGTATCCGTCCAGAATAACCTCAACATCAAAAGCAATCCTTTGACGGTGTGCGTCGAGCTGGTCCGGCGAAAGAGATTGCGCGTGTCGTGGAGTCGGTGTTGCGATTGCCCGCGTTGCCACCTGTGTTCCCGTTTTTGTCATTCCAATACCATTCTTTCTTGATTGTCTGCCATCCACGTTCCTGCGCTATGTCCAGCGCCTCGGTGGCGTCTCCGCCCTCTGCGTTGATCTCTCGCAGCGTCTTGGCAAGTAGCGCCGCCCCTCGCTCTGTTAGGGCGGCTCGCTTGAGCTTCTTGCGGTAGGATATGAAGCTATCAACAGCATCAGCATCCGCGTGGTGGCTCAATATATCGGCAGGGGTTTCAGTCATCCCGAAGCGCCCACTTGATAAGCTGCACCGCATATTGCGGATCGGTCATAACGACCTTTCCCGCGTCCTCTGCTTTGGCCTTTGATACCTTGAATTTATCATAGTCTGCGGCAGGTATTGCCAGCCGCATGTGTTTACGCCCATCACTTGTCATCGAAAATACCCATTGTAAAAGCGTTGTTTTGAGGTATGCGGATTATCTTGAGATTCTCGCCATTCTGATAGGCCTTTATAACCCGCAAAATCGTGCGATACTTATTTGCTCGATCAATCGCGCCTGACGTTCTTGGATTTGTCAGCAGGCTGTTTCTCAGCCGAATAACAACCTCATCACCCGGACCTTCAGGCATACCTGAAACAAGGATGCGGCAAAACCGATCCAGCTTTGCCCGGTCTACAAAATAATACGCAGTCGCCACAGCGGCGCGAACTACAGCGTTTTTAAGACCGCCTCCATTGATGGCAGTCAAAGACGCGCATGAATACTGGATGCCATTATTCATTTGATTTACCATCTCCGCTGTCTCTTTGATTGTCAGCGTGAGGTATGTTGCAGTCTCAGCTGCCCGGATCATCTTAACAATCGCCACCCCATAAGTGACGTAGCTGTCCGCTTTAACCATGCCGCCAATCTTTAAGGCGTCTGCAACAGATCTTGTGCGGCCTTGGTCAATCGTACTCCCGTCCTTTCGGTTCAATCCAGTTGCAACAAACATCTTTACCGGTTGGCCCGACAAAATAACCGCAGATAAGCGATGCTGACCATCAGCTAACGTGCCGTCCGCATAAAACGCAATCACGTTCTGGTGCGTCTCCCGCCAGCTTCCAGCAGTCATGTCTCTGGCATACTTATTTACCGAAGCCATTGAAATATTGCGGTTTGATGTATTGACCGTATCAAGCCATTCTTTGGCGATGCTCGGAGTTACATTGATCTTTGCCATTTCCATGGGTATAGTTCCTTTATGGGTTGCTTGGTCGTAACCTTACTATCAATTAGCGCCGCGCACTTGTCAACAGTCGCGGCGCTTTTTAATTGGCGATTATCGTTTATTTCATGCCTGCATTTGCTTTAGACATAGTTCCGCTTTCCGCTCAGGTTGACCCCATAAGGATCATAGCGGCCTGCCTGCCCACATGCTCTGTATCCACGCGCTACCCCAATCAACGGAGGGGCCAGACCGCGACCGCACATTTAAGATCATGTGCCACTGTCAACCTATGTGCGCGCTTCTGTGCAGGATCGTAGGCGATACACTGCATCGGCTCGGAAATCCGTATAGCGCCCCGTAGGTCGCACGGCAAAGAAGCCCAAAGCATCAAGGTTATTCGGGAAACCCTGCAAAACCGCAACGCCTTATTAAAAAGCGCCAAAAATCAGGAGGTTTATTGTTGAAAGCGCGCCCGATATACGGTATATCTTTCGTCAGATACCCTCCAAACCTACCAAAGTTTGGGTATCTCAAGGCGGCGCGGATCTTAAACAGGTCGCGCCGCCGTCTTTATCTCTAAGCAATCTTTTCTATGCCGTCAACCCCTTCACCATACGCGCAAACGCGGTCGCCTCATCTATCGTGCGCAGGATGGTATGGTCTCCGCGCCAAGTCTCTAGGAACTTCTCCTGCGGCCCTGTCAGCTTGCCCTTGATCGCCTTTATCTCGACAAGATACGATCTGCCCCCGAATCCTATAAGAGCATCGGCAGGCAAGTCCATCGGCACGACGGACAGACCCCACGCCCGTAGCTCTGCGAACAGGTCCGATTCGTTGGCATCGCGCATGGCATTTGCCGGGGGACGCCTACTCACGCCTTGAGCCTCTCGATTTCGCGGGCAATGTAAAACGCCGCCTTTTCCAGATCCTCAACAGCGTTGTTTTTCAGGCCAGCGCGCCAGATATATTTCACAGCGTTTCCCAAGCAGAAATTCATATGCTCAACAATCTGTATGCACTCAACGCCTGACGGGTGTTCGGTGTAGTGCGCCGGGTAGTTCACGGGGTCCGTCAAAACTTTATCTCCATATGTAAAAGTGCCGCACGCGTTGGCGCAATGTATAAATAATCATGCCCATAACGTGCGTGAAACTCAACTCGCTCAAGGTGAAACATTCGGTGGCAATCTCGGCAAAGGCTAATAGCATCTCGATCCGCCGCGCGCATCCCCATGCTAGGGAGGTTATCATATAGCGCCCGGTCGTCAAACGGTGGGCTGTCGCGGCAGTGGTGCGCTTCGTTTGGCCCACGCCGCCTGCACCCGTTGCATGGCATCTGGCGGACCGCGTTGAGCCATTCAGCGTCTGCCCTGCCTGCTGCGGATGATTTGCGCGCCGCTGACTTCTTTGACACGCGTCGCATTGCTGTGCGCTTCATCTTTGCTCCACTCCGCGCAATTCAGGATCGGTCAGGAAAACACCCTGCTCCGCGTAGTCAATTTTCATAGCGTCCATATATTCCGTCAATTCTTTAACCGTCATTCCGCTGGATATGTTGAGCGTGCCAGATGCCAAATAGCGGCATTGCTGTTCATAGTTCAACTTCTCGCCAGTCTGCTTCCAGACCCATGCAAATTGCTCATTGCGCCGCTTGATCGGCAGGCCGTGCCTGTGATGGCACTGGCCTTTGATCTGCACAGCCGTCATGTCCCCAAAGTGCCGTGAAACCTCGCCAAACCACTTGTGGATTAGCGCGTTCTGAGAAAGGGACCGAGCATCACCATCGCCAATAGTTAGCGAGAAAGGCAGCGGCAGTCCGACCAGAATCAATGCCAGTCGTTCCGCGTGCTCCTTAGTGACCGCGCGATAAGGCTTCATTAGTATGCCTCTTTATCTTGCCAGACGCGCACGCCGTCGATTGCCTTGGTCTTGTGATTGCGCTTTACATAGTCCTCAATGAATGAGGTCATTGCATCGCGGTCCTGTGCAGCAATCCAGTGCAGCGCCTTCTTGTGGTCCTCGATCTCATAGAGCGTGACCTTGCGCATCCCTTTGACATTATCGGATTTTGCATCGCGTGCAGCTTTCTCTGCGTCCATTGCTGCCTGCTGTGCAGCCTGTACCTCGCGCTGCGCCTCTAGGTTAGACGCATCAGCCTTGCGCGCCTTTTCCTCAGCCTCACGGCGCAGGCGGTTGGTTTCATCCCATGCGGCCTTTTCGGCAACGGCCTTTTCAGCAGCCAGCTTGCGTTTGAACACGTCAACCGTGGCGACAAGGCAGCCCTCTATGCGCTGTGCGTCCTCAATAGTAGGCTTCCACCGGTTGCGCTCGGCCACTAGAATGTCATTAAGAGGCTTGGTCGCGTCTTTCTGGCCTTTCTCCAGATCCAGACGCCACTTGCGCATAGCACTTCGGAGGGCGTCCACCTCATTCATTTGCGCTTCATTCTCGACGGGCGCGCCGTCCGTCCAGTTTTCCGCCTCCTCTCTGCTGTCGGCGTAGGATGCAGTGATGGTGTCAATCGGGTCCGGCGGGTTGTTGTGGCCTATTTTTGCAATATCGTTCATTGGTTCTCTCCTAGTAGGGGATTTCATCGCCGTTAAGATCGTCTGACGGGCGGGGTTGGTTTGATGCAGCGGCTTGGATTGCATCGCGGCGGGCGTTCTTCGCGGCCTCAATCTCGCCAAACAGATCGGCGCTTGCGGCCTTCACCTCGGCTATGGTCCCGCTTTCCTGCGTCCACCGTTCTTTTAGATCGTCCAGCGTCTCGGACAGGGCCAGCTTACCCTTGATCCGTTTTGTCGCGGCGGCTGCGTCAAATGTGGGGCGCTCGGATTCACGTTTTGGCGCGGCCTGTGCAGCGGCGTTTCCATCATCATCATCCGGCGCAATCCCCGCCATGCCCATTAAGCCATAGCGGCGCGCGTAGGTCACGGCAGACCCATAACCCTGCATGTCGTTCTTTTGCACAATCAATGGCACCCGGCACTCCAATGTTTCCCCACTGTCGCCGTGGATGAGGATAGTCTTGACGTAGCGGCCCGTGTCGTCGTCAAAAGTAGGCTGTATCACCGCGATACCGTGCTTGGTCAGCGCAGGCATACACGCATCGCATACGCTGGAAAGGTCGGCATATTTGCTTTTGAAGTGCGGGTTGTCTGCGCTCTTTAGCGCCCTGCCCATTTCAGACTGTGCGCAGGCAAGCGCAGAGGCAAGATTCTTGTGTACTGGAGCGGCCTCTTGTAAGATTGCGTCCATTGATGTTTTATTGTGGTCAGTCATGGTGCGAGTTCCTTTCACGTCTTGTTTATGCTTTGGCGTCTAACGAATAGCTGGCAACGTGTGCGCCGCCATCCGTTTCTACCATTGTCTTAGTGATACTGTGGCCCGATTGCTTTAGATCATAGATGCGGGCACCGAGGCGAAAGCACGAGAAGTCCCGTAGCGCGTCAATCGGTGTAATGCGTCGTCCTGCCTTTAGCGCGGCGAGGATTTGTTGCTCTTGTGTCATTCCGCAGCCCTCAGCGCAGCAAGCCCGTCCGGCGTGATTGTCCAGTCCCGCTCGATCATTTGCGGGCGCTCGCATGCGCAACGGATATACCCGGCGCGATACAGATTAGATAGCACGCCGCCTGTCGTGTCGCGGCATGTGTGCCAGTCACCGTCTGACATGCGGGCAAGGGTGGTGCGTTGCTTGGGGGTCATTTACGGGCCTCAATCATTGAGTCTGCGATTTCATAGGCTTTGCGCGCGAACGCATCTTGCGCACTTTTGTTTTCTAATCGCGTATCGTTTGTGCAAAATGCGATTATTTCACCGATAGCCTGCCCCGCAAAGTAATCGCGCAGGGTCATGCCGTTAAATTCAGGGCATTGGTCACTCCGGACTGGATACGCTGGCCCACCGTCGTCTTTTAAGTCTCTCATGTCTTATCCTTTTTTGCTATTCGCGCGGCCCAGCGTTGCATTGCCTTGCGCACTACCTGTGTGATTGTCACGTCCCGCTGTTTAGCAAGGGCGTGGTAGTGGCGGTGTTCTTGTTCCGACACTCTGATTTGAAGCCAATATGTTTTTGCCATGCCCCACAGTATCAATACGTCAATCAATACGCAAGGCGATATTGTGTATTGACGCGGCCATTCGTGCGGCGTAGGTTGATTGCAGGAAGCGGGCAGACGCCCACAACAGGAGAGACTAAGATGACAAACACAGCTACAGCAAAAAACGTCCGCGCAGCTCACAACGCCGCAGGGAACGACGTCAAGATAACCCGCGATGGTCACGTCACATACCGCGCAGAGGGCGACACGATGTGGATGGATGGCCGATGGGTTGAGGAATACCGCTGCGACGACGCAGGAATCGTTTTCCTTTAACCCCCGCAGCCTAACCCACCGCCTAACCACCCAAACAAAGGAACGAACCCCATGACCCACGAAGCCGCCGACTTCTCCGACATGCAGCGCATGATCCTGCTGCTCGACGCAGCACAGGATGCACTGGACAAAGCCGCGCACATGGAAAAGATCCGCGCACACGGAAAGCAGATGCGCCAGATCACTGAGCAAAGCCGCGCAACCGCCACGCGCAAATTCGTTGCGGAAATGGCCGCAAAATACGACATTGATCTGGGGGCTTGAACATGACCCAACGATTCACCGCCCCCGCAGATTTTTACATGATTGCATCCATGCTTGAGCGTACTGGCAAGTGGGAAGTCA